ATAAGGTGTTATATCAGCATCACAAATATCACCAGCAGTTTGCCATTCTGCATAATTACTATCAAAATAGCTATTTGATATTCCCATTCCGAATCTGGTATTGCGTAAATAATCTAGTAATTGATAAACGGGGTTATCCGAATAAGCCCAAGTGCTTGATGTATCTTCTCTATGAGAACCAGAACCACCAGTTTTTGTTCCATCAAGATTTGGATTATAAACTTTTTTCCCTTTAACAACTGCATTTATTACTGGTAGTGAACCAAAAGCGTCTGAATTCCATTTGAATTTAAGAGCAAGATATGCCAAACCTCTAAGCCTATGTTCTGGTCCCCAAGAATTTAAAGTAGTTAATAAACTGGAAGCTGTTTGATCATCAGAACCAAAATGAGGTTCTACTGTTATTAAACTTTCTGCGGAAGAATCTGCGTCTGGTGCTTTAAAATAATTACTGTCAGAACTATTAACTGTGATTTGTGTATTGTCGGCAATATCTGCTGACCATGTTACTAATCGGTCATTTACATAAATTTCTGTAATATCATCTATTTTTCCCTCTCCTAAAACTAATGCCATATATAAAAATTCATTATCTGTTCCAGAAGTTTCAGCAAAAACAATTATACCTCCTACTTTTCTTGTTCCGTAAATAATAGGTATTGAAGCATTAGCGGCAGTTTTATTGACTAAAACACCTCTTGCTATTGCGTCTTGGTTTAAATCTCCATAATCTGGAATATCTGGGATTGGAATTAACCATGAAACAACATTCTCTACAATATCAACAATGACATCTATAATATCTCCAATAATAGGAATATCTGGTATATCTGGGACATCACACATTTATTTCATTCTCCAAATAGCACCCATCTGTTCAAAACCAGCCCTCTTCATTAATGGTTCAGCAATAAGTTTTGTAGATATAGACATATGTATTGGTTTTTCTTTAGCTTGATTTTTTATTATTTTCATCATTTGATTAAACAATTCAAAAGACCTATGATCTTTTAAAACATACATTGTTTGTACGTTTAATAACTTTTCTTTAGACCATAAATATTCTGTTTGATGCAATACCACTAAACCTATTAATTTGTTTTTATCTAAATTTTTAGCAAGTAAAATTTTACCATGTTCCATAAAATAAAATATTCTTGTTTTAAGTTTATCTAAATCAACACTTGGATAACCTAATTCTGGAATTTCTTTTTCAAACTCATAAAGAATATCAACTATTTCATTCATATCTTTTTTTTTGCCTTCGTAAAAATGATAACTAGTCATGTTCTCCCCCATTTAATATCTCTTACTGTTAATGCGGCAAATTCCATACCTAAATCAACATCAAAGAAACGCTGTTGTGAATTATTAGAAGTTTGCCTTCCACTTTGTTTTTCAAATTGCCCCCAATGTGAGCTTATTGTTAAAACTACATTTGATGTTGTTGTTGTATCGTTAATTTTAAAATCATCTATTGTTCCATAAAATAATAAAAAAGGGTCACTTATTAAAGCGTTTGAATCATCTAAAAAACCACGCCAAATTTTAACTTCTGCATTTATTATGTTTTCATTTAAAACTAATGAAATATATGTTTGATCTACACCTGATAAAGATAAAGCTAAACTATTTTTTGTAGGTGAATTAGTTTCACTTACATTTGTTATTCCTTTTAAATGACCACTTGAAGAATATGTTTCAGAACTTCCAGAAACACTTGAAACTAAATCAAAACTACAATTAGTTAGATAAACTGGAGTAGCAAAAGCTATTTTAACTAATATTACTGGATTAATATTTCCTGTAGCTAATTCATTTTTAACAGCAGTTGATAAACCTCTTGCCATTATAAACTTTCAGTTACATCAAATTCAAATTTGAATAATGGTTTACCTTCATTATTACTTTGGTTAGATTGAAATTCTTGAAGATCACTATTTAAGTAAACAGTAAAAGGTACACTATCATAAGTTACTGTTTCATCATTTGCTAATGCACTTCTTAAAGGTGGCTCTATTGTAACTGTTGCCGCATTACTAGAAGATGTAACATCAGTCATAATCATATACACTTTAGAATGACCAGAAAATTTTATAAAATCTCCAGCTTTTAATCTTCCAGAACCATCAGCATGAAATCCATCAATAGCAATGGTTGTATCTCCAACAGCATGAACACCATTTACATTAATAGTAGTATTTTCATTTCCCTGTGCGTTTAAATAGCTTGGGAAGGTTATAGTGAAATTTTCTTTCTGTGATCGTTGTTTAATAATAAATGCTTGTATTGGTGCAAATGTAGATCGTGGCATTAATGGATAACTAACTGTAAAAGTCCATCTTTGACCATCTACTTGCCTTCTAAATGTTTTGCCACTATCAGTTGTTGAAACCAATGTTTTTTGTTGGCTTTTAATATTTATAGCGTCAAATGATGTATCTGGTAATGCCCCACTCATACTATTGCCATTCTTCCTTTTTCATTAACAGCACTATTAATCATATTTATTATGACTCCTCTACTATTAACTAACAATTCATTAAACCCTCTAGCATCAACAGTATTAATATTAAAGTTTACAGTTACTGGCTGACTATTACCTACTTTATTATTTGGAACTATTTTTCCAGAACCACTAGGCACAAACATTTCTGGACCTGTTTCTCCAACCATATATGCTTGATTTTTATTTACTGAACCACCGCCTTGTCTAAAGTTAGTTGATTTAATTTGAGCAACTAAAGCTAAACCTTTTGCAACACTAGCCGCCGCCGCTAATGCACCAAGTGGAAAACCACCAAATTTTGCAAAAGCCGCAGTTGCCGCTCTATATGTATCAATGGTTGCTTCTGCTATTCTTACAGCTTTGAAAGCCGCAAATGCTGTTTTATTCATACCAGATAAAATTTCTAATGCACTTCTTCCTTCTGATATTGCGTGTTCTTTTGCTTGTTTTTCTAATTCTGCTTTTTTTGAATGAAATTCTGAAGCATCATCTAACATTTTATGAAAATTGTTTTTGTTAATTTCTCTTAATTCTTTTGCCTTTTCATTTTCATTGTTAATTTCTAAAATTTTACTTTCATTAATTATTCTTTCTTTTTGTCGTTGCATTTCATGGAAAATAGCTATGCCATCTTGTTTATTTTGTTCAAGAATAGCATTAATATTTTCTGATTTTATTAATTCTTGTTTAACTTCTTCTGCGGCTTGTCTATTAGCTAAAATACCTCTAAAATGAGCGTGTTCTTCATATATTTTTTGTTGTTTTTTTAATTCCTCTTGAGTTCTATCTGTTATTATTTTTTCTGGGTGTCTATCTACTGGCTCATCAACATTAACTTTAACTACTAAATCTAATGCTTTATCATCAGTTATTCCCATTATTTGTTTTGTTAAACCTAATATTTCTCTTAAATTTGCAATAACTATTGCCGCTCCACCAATTAATAAATTTTTTCTTAATGCTTTATTAAATAAAAGTGTTGCCGCAGTAGCTGTTTTTATTGCAGTAGCTATTCCAACAAAAATTGAAGCAACTTTTAAAGCTATTAAAGATTTTAAAACTATTATTACTGCGTCAAAGTTATTCTTTAAAAAAATAACTGCTTTACCTGTTGCTAAAACTGCCTGTGCTAAACCTTTTCCTATTGATGTTGCAACTTCATCTAATGTTTCTGCGTTTTCTTGTAAAAAATTATCTAAATCACCAAATTGCTTTTTTAATTCAGCAAAAAAACCAGCGTCTAATAATGTTTTCTTAAAGGTAAATATTTTATCGCCAATCATTGATAATGTTCCATCTAATGTTTTAGCTAATTCATTTGTTGCTCCTCCAAATTTTCCACCTTTACCAAACACTCTTTCAAATGCTTCTGCTGTTTCTTCTGCTGTAACTGTAGCACCAGCTTTAAATCCTAATAAATCTCTAACACCTTTTTCTCTAAATAAATCAGCACTAGCTATACCAGCAGATAATGATCTTTGTATTTGTTCAGAAGCAGTTCTAAAATCTAGTCCTGTAACAGCCGCTACATTACCTGTTATTTCTAAAATATCTGATAATTCATCTGCATCTTTAGATACAACAGATAAAACACCAGCCCCTTGTTGTATTTGTTCTAAACTAAAAGGAACTTTTGCGGCAAATTTTGCCATATTATCAAATGCTTTTGCCCCTTCTTCTGCTGTACCAAATAAGAATTTAAGTCTAACTTGTAATGATTCTATTTCTTTACCTGTATTAACTAGGTTACGAATAACTAGTCCAGCACCTAAACCAGCTAATGCGTTTCTTACATTAAATACAGCTTTTTTTACGCCATCTAAATTACCACGAACTTTATTTAAGGCTTGTTGCGATTTATCTCTAGCAACTATATCTATATTTACTTTTTTTGTAGCCATTAGCGGTTCATTCGTTGTTGTTGTTCAGCTCTATCATGTTGTATTTCAAAATAAGCCAACCACATATTAAACTCTTGAACTGGCATTTGCAATACATCTCTAATAGACATATGCAATCGTTCAGCTAATGCTATGATAGAATATAGTTCTGGGTCTGAGTTTACTTTTTTTTAAGGTCTTGAATACTATCTTGTGCAAGTATCTCTGAAGCAACTCTAGAAATAACATCAGTATCAGCTTTCATTTTAAACTTAGGCTTGTGAGAGAGATCAAACATTTTCTCTCCGTCCTTTGTTTCTGATTTTTGAATTATAACATCTACTAATACGTTTAAGTCTGAGTCGTTAGCACCCTTAAATATTCGTGCCTTCTCATTCATTGTAAAAGGGCGAACATATATTGCTCTTTCGCCCTCTAATCCCCATTCTGGTACTTCTATAATTTTAACTTCTAAACTTTCAAAGTGATCTCTGACACCTTGAAAAAAATCAACTTTTTCTGGCATTTAATCCTTATACTGTGCTGTGTGTTACTCCACCACTAAATTGAATATTAAGCGTTCTTGAAATTATTCCGTCCATAGTTACAGCCACATCAGCACCTGTCACAATTCCAGTACCATTGTAGTATTTATCACCACTATCTGCACCTTCTGGATATAATTCAATAGTTGCACTTGAACCAACATCTAATGCTTCTTGACCATTGGTATCAGTTTCGTCCCAATGACATTCAATAGTTGCTGTAGCGTCACCACGCAATGCAACATAAGATTTTTTAGAATCAGTTAAAGACGTATCTTCTACTGTGTCTTGTGTTTCGTTAAGAGTAAAGCCTGTTACTTCAGCAACTGTTGCTGAGCCAACTTTTACTACTCCACTTGTTCCAACATGAGTTGCCATAATCTACTCCTCGTTTGTTTCTTCAGTTTCAACATCAACTTCAACTTTTTTTGCAGTTGATCTAGAAACTTTTTTATCAATTTTAAAACCATTTGCAAGATATTTATCCAGCTTATCGTCTGGTATCTCTATCTGGTCTTTACCATCTGGAAAATATATTTTTATTCTTTTAGCCATTATGCTGTCCCCCTTACAAATTCATACAATACTCTTACAACAATTCTTATACCACCATAAGGGAAAAGTACACCCTCATCAGTATTTGCTTCTATTACTTGGGTATTTAAAGCATTACCATTTCTTGTAATGTCAGCATCTAATGTTTCCTCAATAACTTCTATGAGTTGATTGCGTAGGGTATCTATGTTTGCTGTTGTGCCTTTAACAAAGCCTACGATTAAGAAATCTATTGTTCCTTGTCGTTTTCCTGTACCTACATCTCCTAATGAAAGCATTTCTCTTGTTTCATCTCCTGTTTGCACATAAGCGGCTGGGAATTGAGCATTACTTAACTCTTCTGGTTCAAAAGGTTCTCTTTTAATTAGTTTTAATTCAATAGGACTAGAAACAGCGTCTAGTTTTGTAATTATATCTCCAGCAATACTTTCTCGTTTACTCATAATCTAATAGCCTTATTAAATATCTCTCTTATCTTATCTTCATCTCTTCGTCCAATAGCAAAAAATGGTCTTTGTGGCATTTTACCAATACCAGCGTCATGGAAGAATGCTTTTTTATTTTCTGTATTTCTACGAAAAAATAATGTTCCTTTTGATCTGCTAACTTTAAAAGTTAATGATCTAAACATTAATCCATCTAATGTTAAATCAACAAATTTATTATTTTTCTTTTTATATGCTTCTGATTTTTTATATTGTTCAGAATAAGGTTTAAATCTTCCTCCATCTGGCATTTGACCTTTTTGTGTTTTATCAGTTATTTGTTGAACACCAAAAGCAGATGCTTGAGCCAAACCTTTTTGTATATTTCTTGGTATTTTTCTTTGTAAGGATTTAATGTAATTAGTAACTTCTATTGTATTAGCCTTAACTTTAATATCTGCTACCATTACCTAGTAAGGCGTAATGTATGTATAGCTTCTTTTTCTGAAGCTGATACTGTTCCTCCTCCATCTTCATCATATTCTACACCATCTCTAAGAACAGCTTGAAATTCCTCTGCATATCTTGATCTGTAATAATCTATTTGAACTTGAAAAGTATCTTTGCCTTCACCTGTATCTGGGTCACGCCATTTAGTAAGCTGGGGAAATATATAATCTGCAAATGCTTTGTAAGAAGTTGCTCTTTTCCATTGTGCGGCTGTGAGTTTAGAATTAGTCATTTCTATTGAAGTAACTTTAGTTATATCTTTATATCTTACTGTGTGGCGGTATCTTTCCCACCATTCCTCTCTAATTTGTCTTAAAACATCATCTTCAGCGTGTTGTAGTTGAGTATCCCATGAAGCAATACCATAAGCCGCTATATCTGGCTGGTACTCTTGCAAATTACTTAATGTTACGCCAAAAACTGAAGTTGCCATTATCTACCTAAACATTGACCATTACAATTACACATCTTTAACTCTTTTCTTTTTCTTTGGTGTACTCTTTTTTTCTTCACTATACAATTTAAAACCTCTGTACTCCCACATCTTTTGATTTTTTTCCCAATCTGCTTCTGATCGTTCTATTATCTTTGAACCTTTAACTAACTTTATCATCATAAACTCCTGTGAATAAAGGGGGTTGTTAAACCCCCTTGTATTAATTAATTTATAGGATTGAAGAGTCTGCGATTACTTCAACTCCGTAAGAATCATGTAGCTCACCTACGCCATAGACGGCTGTGGCGACAATTTCGTCCGCACGAAGCGAGGCATCTCGCTGGGTTTCTATCTTAATGTCTTGCATCATTGCTAGACCTAAAGCGTCTTTGTGGAACATTCCGCCTTTAAAATCTCCAGCAGTTCCAGTATTTGACATATTACCTGTTTCAAATATTTTGACACCAGCAATCTGACCAATGAAACCATTTCTTAATGCTTCATTTGATAGATCAGTTGATAGACCAGCAAAAGTATTTGTTAATCCAGATTTAAGATCAAATGCTACTTTAGGGTGTAACACAAGATAAGTTTCATCAACTGGCAGTCCAGCCGCTCTTAAAGTTGACGCCGCATTGAATACAGTTGCCGCCGATAAAGCCGCACTATCAGTTCCAACAGCAGTTGAAAAACCATCAAATAGAGCAAGTAAGTCTTGATCCATTTTTTTTGCGATTGCTTCACCAAATAATCTACCAATATCAGCCGCAACATTTCTTGGTGCTGAATTTCTTGCTAGATCAGTAAGTGTAGTCATTACACCAACCTCAGAAGCTGTAATTGTTACAGAACTAGGATTGATTGCAGTATTTGACAGATCAGTTGCTTCATTTACTGCTCCAGCCGCAACAGCCGCATAAATCGGTACTTCTACAGATTTGCCGCCACCAGCGATTGTATAATTTTTAACTAAATTTCTCATTATAGATTTCTCTTGAATGACAAATTGTGCTTCCGCTACTATCTCAGTATATAGTTCCGATAGCGTGGAACTTGTTGATTCATTAGCCATAGCTAACTCCTTTTAATATTAAGTTAAGTTAATGACAGATGGCTTTCCATCTCTTTCCTTCTTATATTCAGCATAACGCTTTCTATCGTCTGGGTTTGTCATATCTAAATCCGCAATATTAAAAGGTTTTGCGTTTACCTTACCCACATTAGCCACACTTCCACTCCCAGAAGGAGTTGCCGCTTGAAAGTGAGGGTTCTGCGTAATGAACTCTTGAACATAATCATCTACACTCAATAATTCGCCTTTAGAATTATATCTTGGTTGATTATTTTCTGCAAGTATTTCTACACGCCCATCTTCATTTAGTTTAACTTTACCTTTGAGAAGGTTTGTTACTTGCTCTGGATTGATTGCTTTATTCTTAACTGCTGAATTTACTAAAGCGTCATTAACTTTTGTTTGCTCTAGTTGTTTTTGTAATGCTGTTTTTTCTTCATTATGTTTATCAGCTTGTTGTTTTAATAAATCCTCAAATTCTCCTCGTTGTTTTTTTCGTTCTACCTCTTGCTCTTCTTTTTCTTTTAAAGCAGTTTTAGCTACATCAAGATTATCTGTTCCAAGTTCTTTATATATTTTAGATCGTTCTCTTGCTAATCTAGATTTGATTGCATCTTGTAATTGCTTCTCATTATATAAATTTTCTTCTACTTTAGTTTCAACTTTAGTTTCTTCAACCGCTTCTACTGGTGCAGTTTCTTGAACCGTATCCGTTTTTTGCTCGTCAGCCATAGTCACTCCTTAGTTATTAATATTTAATGTTTAAACCATTTTCTTGAAACTTATTTATTTCATTTTTATTTAATTGTCTATTTTCTTGTAATGTTGCTGAAACAATATCAGCTAATTCGTCTTGCACATCATTTTCTAGTCCATGAATAACAATAGGAAAATCATCATATTTTTCCTTATATTGTTGAACTAAAACATAAAGTTTATCAATCATAATTTATTAAACTCCTTAAATACATTGTCATATCCACCTTTTACATTAGGTGCAAAATGCTCCATTAGTTTATTTTCAATAATTCTAATATTTTTATCAGCTTGAAAATTCATTGTTAAATGTTGAGCAAATGCTTCAGCAGTTTGCCCTTCAGTTATAACTCTTTGTCCAGATTGAAAAACTTTTGGAAATGAATTATAGTATGCTTTTCCATGACCATCTCCGATTGCTTCTTTTGTTATAGCACCTACAAAATCCTCAAAAGTTCCAGAAAATTGATTATTAGTTACTTTATGTTTTAAATGTAATTTAAAAAAATAAATCATTTTATTAGTAGGGCTAAAATCAACGCCTTTTACTATTGCTGTAGATTTTAAATATTGAATAATTTCTTGATCTGATAAAATGCTTGTTTCGTTGTCGCTTAAATTTTTATAATATTTTTTTGTTGCATCAATTCTTTTTTGATCTCTTAATGCACCTAAAGGTTCTCCATCTGTTGCTTTTCTTTTTTCATTATAAAGTGTTAATTTTCTTTTAGATAAATTTTTACTTAATGATTTTGCATCTTCAACAATGTTGTCTGCTGTTAATGTTGCAACACTTTTTACTTGTGATAATTCTCTACTATAAAGAGTTCCAAGAACTTTTGAATTTTTTGATAATTTTTTCCATAAATCTAAGTTTTTATTATCTTTAAATAAAACAATAAGCTGTTCATCAATTCTATGTCCATACTCGTGAATAAAAGTTTTTGTTTTTCTTAGACCCCCAGTATTTAAAATATCTCCTTTTCCTCCTCTATATTCTCCTCTACCACTTGCTTTAAACTGTCTTAATGGCGGCAAAATAGATATTACTTTAGAAACAGAAGTAACTTTATTTCCAAAACCTTCACTTAATAAATCTTTTTCATCATCAGAAACTTTTCCAAATATACTTGTTGGTTCTATTACTTCTTCTGGGATAACATCTTCTTCTACTTCAACAATAGGAATCCAAGTATGTCTGCATCTATAACCACCTCTAACAATAAATGGGTCACCTTCAGATTTACCAGCCCAAGAGCCTTGCCATATTTGCCTTATTTGTTCTTCGGTATATGTTCTCCCTATGTGAGTTCTACAATGTGGTCTGCTATCCCTTACTAATGTTCCAGCATATTTATATTTATCTAGTCCAGCTTCTTTTGCTTTGAATACTGTGAACTGACCATCAAATTGCATAACGCTATCATGGGCTATTTGACTTGCATAAGTTGACATTGACCGCCCTCTTCTATCTACATCTCCAGTAATTAATCCTCTAATATCCTTAACCATCTCATTAAAAGGCTTACCAGAAATAGCATTTTGATAAACATTAGCTGATATTTCTGTTAAATATCTGTTTGCTATCTCCTCAAATCCAGAAAATGATTGAAACTTTAATTGATTAATCGTTAGTAAATCAACCTCTGTTAATGATTTAAACTTGTCTGGGATATTAAGTTGTCCAAACTCTTCCATGAAACTATTCACAATTTGGTCATAATCTCTAACAAGCGTATCAGTATCTATTCTGTACTGCTCCATGTATCGTTTTAAGTCTTTGCGAAGATCAATAGATATTTTAGTTGTTAAAATATTATCGTCATTTGTTGCTTTGGAGATACCAGAAATAATATCTGCTTCTAGGTTCTCTAATGTTTTTTTGATTTGTGCTTCGTGAGAATCAGCTAATCTTTCTAATATTTCTTGCCTTGCCATTATACATTAAAACCTTTTCTCCAAGATTTTAAAGCCCAATAGACTGGGGCTAGGGTTTTTTGTCCTCGCACCTTTTTGAGAATAGCCCCATGTCTTGCTAAGAAACTCTTTTGTCTAGCTGGGTTAGACTTCTTAATCTTCATATTAGGATCACCAAATCTAACTTTTTTTACATTACCAGTTGATCTATCTTTAACATAAACAGCAAATTTTTTTCTCTGACCTGTTGTTCTAAAAGGTTTATTTAGCTTTACTGCTCTCCCTTGATACTTAGCCATTATTTTCTCTTCTTTTTTCTTAAATCTAAATCATGCTTTCTAGAACCACGCAAAAAAGAATTAACTCTACCCATAGACCATGCCGCCATAGGAACTCTTCTAGAACCAGCACTTAAAAAGGCACCCTGTCCTCTTCTGTAAACTTTAGCTAATGTTCCATAAGTAAATCTCTTAGACGCTTTAGCTTTACGCCTAAGTGTTGCTTTTGTACTTGCTGATAAAGGTTTTCTAAATCTACTTGCCATTATGCTCTACTCCTACTTCTTAATAAACTCTTAGGAATGAACCCACCAGATTTATATAATGATGATACTCTCTTAATTAACTTGGCTCTTTTTTTTCTTTTCTTGCCTTTTAATCCAGATAAATACTTCTTAGGAAGTCCTGTACTTTTATCTTTAGGTGTTGCTCTACGCTTCTTCGCCATTGTCATCTGTAGGTAATGTTGTTGAGAACTGACCAATAGCTGTTGTACTAGAGTCTATTTCATTATTAATTGAATTAATTGCTTCATCATCATCTACAACTGCTTTTGCAATTTGCTTATCTATTTCTTTAATAAATGTTTCTGACTTAACTCCACTAGCTTTAGCTACCTGTAAGTATTGTAAATCAGCCGCATAATCTCTTAAATCAAATGTATCTGGGTAGTCTATTTGACCATCAAATACTTTGTTCTGCCATTTAGCAAATAATGACCAAATCATTTCCTCTGCATTTTCTAATAAATCAGCCTTTTCAGATAGCCTTGCATTAAGTAATTGGAACTCAGTTTGTAATGCAATACCAGAATTAACAGTTTTCTCAGTACCTCTAACTGAACCCATATGTGTTATTCTATCAATAGCATTAACTTTCATCTGAATAGTTTTCATTATGCTGTCTAATGATTGAGAACTAGGTTGAATGATATAAGGTTTTAAGTTTGCGTCCATATCTTCTGGCATCTCAATAATGCTACCAGCACCAGCACTAGCCTCAACATTAGGTGTTTTAACTAAACTAGGGTGGTTAGATAATCTAATTAGCTGTTCAATCTCTGAATAGTCATTGTAAATAGACTGTTGTAATTCTGCAACATCTGACAAATCACTTATACCTATTGCTCTTCTTTGTGACTTTTGATTGTATAAAATTACTGCTGGTATTTCTCCAATAGCGTTTGGTTGTTCATCAATCTTAACTGGCTTAGATGTAGAGTAATCCTTCATGTACTGATTAACTCTGTAAGTTGTAATATCTTCTGGAGTCCAAACTTTAATAATTGCTCTATCTTCGTTTATATCCTCAACAATAGTTAATGATGTTAAGAAGTATCTACCATTAGGTAATCTTTGATATTCCCAGTTCGTCACATTCTCTGGAGTATAGATTGATATGTATGGTCTTATATCTTGTTGTAATTCCTCTGCTCTAGTCTTAGCTATTGTTGCTGGTTTATCTATAATAGCCCAACATGAGCCATAAACTGAAGCGTGGATTTGCATATCTTTGATTACATTATGAAATGATCTACCATCTAAATCTGCATCTTTGAGAAATGACTCAAGCTGGGGGTCACCAGCCATTGAGCCATAATCTCTCGTGGGAGGAACTCTAAATAAAAAACTTGAATAAATTTGGACTACATTGCGGCAATGATTGTCTAAAGGTGTAAAATCAACACGCTTTATATATTCATCATCACCTTCTAAAATATATCTATTTAAAAAATAACCATTGGAGAAATCATCTCCACCTACATATGATCTATAGTGAAAATTCCAGTTCTTTAGACTATCTTCATAATCTCCATGTTTAGCTACTAAAAATTCTCTACTATAATCTGCCATCAACTCCACCTAGCTGGTTCACTTGGTTTAAACTCTCTACGCAAAGGAAACATATATTCTACCATGTAGCCTAACGCATCATTAAAATGGTCAAACCCACTATCTTTATCTGGAACACTTGTTCCCTCTTTGTATATCTGTCTTTCTAAACTCTTAATTAAGTTTTTACAAGATTTTGTTATAAATAGACTTGACACATTATTTGCATTTTTTAACTTGGAGTTTACAGCGTTAATTCTATCTCTGACTAATGGGTGTTGCGATCTTGCTTTAACTTCAAAACCAGCGTTGCGTAGTAAAGATAAATCTGTCATTCCTCCAGCAGAAGTTTTTCTTTGTCTTGAAGCTGGGTCTGGAAATACAACTATTCTATGACCTTGATACCTGTTCTTTATTTCATCAATCATTTCAGAAGTATTAGAACTCCATAATTGTATTTCATCATAGATTATTAAATCATTCTTCACTTGCTCTGCTAGAACACAAACCATAGGAGAAATATTAAAATCCATACCAATATGAATTGTCTTAGAAACTCTTTCATAGTCATTGATGATATGCTTGTTTCTGTCAAAGTTATAGTAAATTATACCAGCATAATTAACAAATGTTGCTAGATATTCTTGCTGAAATGTGCGTTCATCTAAATCATTTTTAGCTTGTTCTATCTCTTCTTGGCTTACTTGACCGCCTTCTATTGTGGTATATTTGAATGATTGCCATTCTGGGTCTTGTTTAGAATACAAATCATAAGCAAAGTTAAATCCTTTTGGACTTGAACAGAATAAAGCCGCTCCAAGAGTATCAGATAATGTGGGTCTTAATACTTCGTACCATGCTTGAGGTTTAATATCTGCAAATTCATCTAAAACAACAAAGTTCAATCCTACTCCACGCAATGATTGTTCATTATCTGCTCCTTTAAGAGTTATAACTGAGTTGTTTCTTAGAACTATACTTAGATCAGCTTCATTAATCTTTTGAACCCACCTATGTTTTATCATTTGTTGTTTTAACATATCCCAACAAATAGTTTTAGATTGCCTGTAACTGGGTGACACATACCATACTCTTTGATTTGGAAATCTTGAAAACTTAGCCATCTCTTGAATACACATAAAAGTTTTGCCAAACCTTCGTCCAGCGATCATTACTCTGAAACGTTTATCACATAATATTACTTCTTTTTGTGGTTTAGTAAGCGGCACTTAATCAGCCGACCATTTTAAAGGTTCATTATCTTCTGTTATTGGATAGTCTGTTTGATTTAACATCTGTTTACCTAACCATATTCCCATTACTGCTGACTTCTCTGCAAGATTAAACTGCATCTTCCTAAGTCTTATCTTCATGTCTGCTCTTCCTTTTGTCAGATATTCGGAATAACTCTTACGAATAAGGCTTTCGTCACAGCCAAAAAAGTCTGCTATCTCAATGTTAGTACACCCATAAGAAGCTAATTTAACTACTTCTTTTGTGTCTATGTCGTATTTAATTGGTCTTGCCATTAGTGAATTGTAATATCTTGTTTTAAAACTTCCATGTCTTTTACTTGATGATGTTTTAAAAGATAATCGTTAGCTTCCTCTTCTGTTTCAAAACCAGATACTTGGATAACAGCAGAATAACCGCCATACACATCTGGTATTGTTATGAATAGTTTCTTTAAATCTTCTTCCATTCATTATTTATACGCTAATATTTAATTTTTCTATATGATTTTTTTCTAACAAACCATCTTTATAGGCTTTTCTAATGTCTTGATCTGTATCATTCATTGTTCTTATACCTTTTTTCCATAGTGGTAAATTAGCATAAGGGTTACGATTATCTATTTTAAACTCCTCTTTTTTCTCAGTTAATAATTCTTCTGTCCAACCCTCTGAGTTTAACCACCTACTGAAATGGGCTAAAAACTTCTTTTCATCTATAGAATCTGACTTGGCATTGTATTTCTCTATGAGAAGGCTTGGTTCTACTTTACCATGTATTTTTTTATATGCTTTAAGACCTTCGGATTTTGTTCCACGCTTAGTTTTTAGCTTAGACCATATATCCTCAAAAGCATCATTAATTATTTTATTATTACTATGACTATGACTATAACTGCTTTGCGTTCGCATATGCGTTTGTGGTGCGTTCGCATTAGACCATCT